TGCTATGCCACGTTCCCCGGAGCGCCTGGCCCTATGGTCATGTATAAGGAGTATCAGGGCGTATGGGGCCCCTGGCAGATGGTGGGCACTCGATATAAGTCAATGTGGGAAGGCGGCAAGCTGCGCCTCAACTGTGGCATGGTGGCAAAGCGTATCTTCGGCGTGATTGTGGCCTCCTACGACCAGGATGGGCGGCTCCTGTGGCAGAGGAACCCCGAGGAGTTTCCCAAGAAGCTGGGAACAGCGCCAACCATCCACGGCGATGTGGAGCCGTACCAGGGGGTGAGAGCATGATTACATTCCCAGTTACGGCGGAGACTTTTATCGCCGACCAAGAGAAAAGAGCGGGCCGCAAGTTCGATGATTTTCAACGGGAATTGCTGGGCGAATATGCTGAGCTTTTCAATCTGGAATTTGACGTGGGTATGAAGGGCGAGGAACCAAGCAACGTGCTAAAAGATACCGCCGAGTTCTACGCCCGAAAAGGCAAGCTGGAAGAGTTGGAAAAGCCTGTACTTAAACACTTCTATGCGTGTGTGCAGTATTGGTGCCGCGAGACATGGAAGCAAGGGGCCGCAAAAGCGGAAAGAAATGGGGTGAGAGCATGAACCGCCCTTTGAATAAGGAGCAGGTCAAGGGCCTGTTTGAGCAGGAGGCCGTACTGATGGGGACGGAAAACTGCGTACCAGATTTCCGGGCCGCGGCGCTGTTTGGTGGGGATGCCGTAGAGCATGCCCGAAAGATGAACACCAGTAGACCCGGATTTTTCTTCAATGGGTACGGTGTTGGAGACTACACGATGGACGCCCTTACCCTGCGAGGCTTCCAAGCCGCCGCCAGTTTCTACAATGTTCAACTGCTAAGAAAGGAAATGCCGGCATTAGATGGGGGATAATCTGGCCTATGAGATCAAACACCTATTGCCTGCGGTGGCTGTTTTTTCGGCGTATGGTCTTCCCCCGAATCGGAGCGGCTTTGTTCAATGCCCTTTCCACCAGGGAGATCGGCACGCCAGCCTGAAGGTCTATTCCGGGAATAAGGCTGGTTGGCACTGCTTTGGATGCGGTGCCGGGGGCAGCGTTATTGATTTTGCAATGCGTTACTTCGGCATAAGTTTTAGAGAAGCGTGTCTTCGGCTGAACGAGGACTTCCATCTCGGGCTCTCTGATAATAAGCCGAGCCGGGCGGAGATTTCTGCCCGGCTCCAGGCAAGAGAGAAGGAAGATGCAAAAAAGGAGGCGGACTCGGCTGCGTACTACCAGGTAGTAGAGGAGCACCGCCGTCTGCTGGCATTAAAGAAGGCACTGGCCCCCAATCGGGACGCTGCTGACTACATTCATCCGCTCTATGCAGAGGCGGTGAAACGGCTTCCGTATCTGGAATGGTGGCTGGAAGAAAACATTGAAATGGGAAGGTAAAACAAATGGGAGACTGGACTTACGAAGCTAAAGATTTTTTGACGCCAGCTCCTTACGAGGCACTGTATCAATTCCATGGCCAGCCGTTCGTCCACGAGACAAAGCTGCAGGAATTGTCTGTGTACGCGGCCAATCAGGGGTTCCGCGGGTTCAAGTCAATGTATAAGAAGTACATCGAGAGCTTAAAAGCCCAGGCGGGGACGGTATACGTGGATAATGTCACGAACTTTACCGGGCAGCCCCTGGAGCTTAACGCGGGAGACTGGGACGCCACTGACCTGGGCGTATACCGCCGCAATGGGTTTGCGGACGAGCTGGCATGTCCCCACCCTATCATGCCGGTGGAGCGCCTGATTAACATTGACACCGGCGAAGAAAAGCTGAAGCTGGCCTTTCGGAAGGGGACGATGTGGCGCAGGCTTATCATCAGCAAGACGATACTGGCCAACGCCAACAAGGTCACAGAGCTGGCTGGTAGCGGGATTGCGGTTACCAGCCAAAGCGCCCGGGCGTTTGTCCAGTACATATCGGACTTGGAAAATCTGAACTACGACACCATATCGGAGCGCAAGTGCATCGGCCGGCTGGGCTATATCCAGGACGAAGGCTTCTCCCCCTTTGTAGACGGGCTGATCTTTGATGGCGACGCCAACTTTAAGGCACTGTTTTCCACCGTGAGGCCGCACGGAGAGGAGCAAAAGTGGGTTGATGTGGCGCGGGAGGTGCGCGGCATGTCTACCACCGCCAGAATCATTCTGGCAGCATCCTTCGCGTCGGTTCTGCTGGAGCCGCTTAACTGCCTCCCGTTTTTCGTTCATCTGTGGGGCGTGGATTCTGGCACCGGCAAGACAGTGGCCCTCATGGTGGCCGCCAGCGTATGGGGAGACCCGGCGGTGGGCAACTACGTCAAGACCTTCGACGGCACAGTGGTGGGGCTGGAGAAGACGGCCGCATTTCTTAACAACCTGCCTCTGTGCCTGGATGAATTGCAGTTGGCGAAGGACGCAAAGGGGCGAACCCATTTTGATGTCTATAAGCTGGCGCAGGGCGTTGGGCGTACCAGGGGCAACCGGGCCGGCGGCGTGGATCTGACACCCACATGGCGGAACTGTATTCTGACGACCGGAGAATCCCCCTTGACCGGAGTAACCAGCGGGGCCGGCGCGGTGAACCGCGTCATCGACATTGAGTGTAAGGCATCCAGCGTTGTGATCCGGGATGGCATGAGGATATCCGGCATCGTCAAGCGCAACTACGGATTTGCCGGACGCCGCTTTGTAGATGAACTGTATAAGTATGGGATCATCCCCCAAGTGGAGGAGCGATATAAGGACCTGTTCAAGCTCCTATCCGACCGGGATACAACTGAAAAGCAAGCTATGGCAGCGGCGGCGATCATCTGTGCGGATGAACTGGCCTGTGCCTGGGTTCTCGGCGGTACAGAGCGGCCTTTGACAGTGGACCAGATATCGGAGTTCCTGGCCTCCAAAGCCACTGTAAGCGCCGGAGACAGAGGCTACAAGTATCTTTGCGACTGGGTGACGCAGAACAGCAACAAGCTCTGCACCAAATCCGAAAACCCCAATCAGGAGGTTTTGGGCGCATTGGAAGACGGGCGCGCCTATATCATACGGTCTGTATTCGAGCGTATTCTACAGGATGCCGGATACTCCACGGCCGCTATGATATCGTATCTAAAGCAAAATAATCTGATTGTCACGAGAGGGAGGAACAACACCCGGGGTAAGCGCATCAACGGCATCCCGACCGAGTGTTTCTGCCTGGTGCTCCCACCTGTGGATCTGGACGACGAGGATGCGCTGGACGAACTGCCGCTGTGAGGGACATGTGGGAGACCGTGGGACACGCTGTCCCACACCCGCAAACCGTTGCGGCGCTAAGAGTTGAACCGTATCAAAAATAGGGCGTGGGACTGTGGGATAAAAAGCACAGCCCTATATAAGGAAATTTTGTATGGATAGAATTACCAGTAAAAAATGCCGTGGGGAATTTGCAATTTCATGTCCCACAGTCCCACGACTACCCGCAAAGCCTTGCAACTCTAAGAACTGAACCGTGGGACACGCTGTCCCACACCGTCCCACAGTCCCACAAACAGGAGGGAATATGGAACTAAGACCATACCAAAGAGAGTGCATCGAGACCATTGAGGCCCAGGCGCCCGGGGCATATCTGGCCCAGATGGCCACCGGGCTTGGGAAGACGGTGACTTTTGCAAACATCCCGCGTCACGGGGAGCGGATGCTGATCCTCTCCCACCGGGAGGAGCTGGTGGAGCAGCCACGAAAATACTTCGACTGCACCTACGGCATTGAGAGAGCATCCAGCCGCAGCCACGGGGAGGAGGTCGTCTCCGCCAGTGTGCAGAGCCTGGTACGCCGGCTTGACCGCTTCCGGCCGGATGACTTCCGTCTCATCATCTGCGACGAGGCTCACCACGCGGCGGCCAGAACCTACCGGGCTATATTCGACTATTTCCGCCCAGAAAAGCTCATCGGCTTTACAGCCACACCCAATCGGGGAGACAAGGTACGCCTAGATACGGTGTTTCAGGACATCATCTTCCAGCGTGACCTCCGATGGGGCATCCAAAATGGATACCTGTGCGACATCCATTGCCGGCGGGTGAACATCGGCTTTGACTTGTCCGCCGTCCATACCAGGCACGGCGATTATGCCCCGGGTGAGCTGGACGAGGCTATGGAGGGCACGGCGGACGCCATAGCCCAGGCATACCGGGAGATGGCCGTGGGCGCAACGCTTATTTTTGCCGTGTCTGTGCACCAGGCGGAGGAAATTGCACGGCGGATTTCGGGCGCGGTGGTAGTTACCGCCAACACAAAGGACCGGGCATCTATCATCCAGGCGTTTACCGCCGGGGAGATCCCCTGCATTGTCAACTGCATGGTGTTCACAGAGGGGACCGACATTCCACGGGTGGAGACTGTAATCGTCGCCAGACCGACGCAGAGCGAGACGTTATATGCGCAGATGGTTGGCCGGGGACTCCGACTCTATCCGGGCAAGGAACGGCTGGAGCTTATCGACTGTGTAGGAATCACTGGCCGGGCATCCCTCTGCACAGCGCCGTCCCTCTTGGGCATCGACATGGAGGCGGTGCCGGCAAAAAAGTTGGAGGAGATAGAGGGGATGCTGTTTGAACTGCCTGACCGTATTATGGCGGCGATAGACGCCCCCGAGAGCTGGATTAAAAATGTCGAGCTGGTGGACCTATGGGCCCAGGAGCAGAAATACCAGCTCCACGATGTCAACTGGTTCAAGATGCCGGACGGGTCCCTGGTTTGCAGACTGAGGGGCCGGGAGTATATTTCGATACCATGCCCGGACACTTTGGGAATGGTGATGTTCGAGAATGGCAAACGGATGAAGATGCAAGAGGCCCTGGACTCGGCTTATAGGCACCTCGTTCATGATTATCAGGATTGTAAGTATTTATGGGATCTCGGCGCCGTGCGCCGTTGGGGCCAGGGGCCAGCTACACAAAAACAACTGGAGATTATTCATAGGCGGTGTAAGGGCTTTGATGCGACTGGCCTAACCAAAGGAGCTGCATCGCAGATTTTAAACAGATTGTTCAGCGAACCGACAAAAGGGAAGGGGCGGAGACGCGCATGAAAATCAGATGCTCAAACGCAGCCGACCGGGACACGCTGGTGGTTATTCTGGCCAGAAACGGCTATACAGTCCGGCAAGTGAAGGAGAAGGCACCAGGGAAGGGCGTGTCCTCCTACTATGTGGAGGTTGTAGAGGATGGTGCATGAATCGAAGCATCAGCAGGCCGTGATTAAGTGGAGCCAGCAGTCTTCCATACGTTCCAAGTGGCCGGAGCTGGCCCTGCTGCATCACATCAAGAACGAGACCCGGGAAGGGGCAAAACAAATCGCCATCGACAAGGCTATAGGTGTCAAGAAGGGCGTGCCGGATTTGTCCTTGCCAGTACCGCGCGGCCGATATCATGGATTATACATTGAGATGAAAAATGACGCCGGCCGGGCCTCCCAAGAACAGAAATGGTGGGGGGAGCGCCTGACGGAGCAGGGATACCGATGGGAGGTATGTCACGGATGGAGGAGCGCAGTACAGACCCTGGAGTGGTATCTGACCTTGAAAGATTAGCCATGCGGGGAGAAGAGATGCCGGACGGCCTGTCGCTGGCTGATCAGGAATTTTTTCAGGGATTGGCCTACATATACGCCCGGTATCGTATGAAGGTCATAGACAGGGCAACCGGGAGCAGGGAGAAGGGAAAACTGAGACATGCCTATGAGCAGAGGAAAAACTTAGAAGAGTTTCAGAAGAAATTAGCTGATAAGCGAAGTAAAACATTGCGAGAAACGGAGTCGGCTATAACCAGATACCGGAAAGAGCGGACGCTGGAGGCTGCCGACATGCTTGCCGACATAATTGACGGGGCGACGCTATGACCGTCAGTGGGCCACCAGAAAGAGAGGGAGATATGAGTAAACCAAGATACAGATGGTGGGGGTATATAAAATCCATCATACGAAACTATCCGGCGCTGGAGGGGCGATATTGCCAGGGAACTTCATTGAAGGAGCGAATGGCGGTCCAGCGTTCCATTGAACAGACGGAACGAATGGAAAACGGAAAGGAACGGCTGCAAGTGGTGGATCTGGTGTTTTTCAAGCAGACCCACACCCTGGAGGGGGCCGCGATGATGGTACCATGCCACTATGAGACAGCCAGACATTGGCACAGCGATTTTATAAAACTGGTAGCCCAAAATTTTGGCCTGCTGGAGTAACACGCACTTAAAAAGCCAAACACTTGATGTAGGATGGAGACGTGGAGGTGTATACCTCTGCGCCTCCTTTTCTACCGCCCGGCACCGAGGCGGGTAATATCGGGCCCCTACGCTGCCGCTTACTGCACGAGGTAGGCGGTAGCACCAAGAATTGACCGAGAGGTGGTGACATGCCGAATGAACAGAATCTTGTGCCATATCAGTTTGATAGTAGCCAAAGCCGCGAGGAAGCCGCGAAAAACGGTGCTCTCGGCGGCCGTGCATCCGGCGCGTCACGGCGGCGAAAACGCAGTCTGAGAGAAGCGGCCGACCTGTACCTCTCTCTCCCGGTGGCGGGCAAGCGGGCGTGGAACAAGCTGGCTCGTGATGGCGTTGACCCGGAGGACGTGGATAACCAGATGGCGATCATTGCGGGCCTGACCCTAAAGGCAGTCAAAGGCGACGCGAAGGCGGCGAAGGTGCTGTTTGACTTGTTGGGAGAGAGTGAAGACAGCGAAGCACAGGGAGGCGTGACCATTGTCGATGACGTATAAGTTGTCAGAGGTGATGCCTCCGGCTTTTTTTGAGCTGCACCGGCGCATACGGGCCGGCGAGGTCACCGAGGCGCTGTGTGAAGGCGGCCGAGGTGGGGCAAAAAGCTCGTTTATCTCCGAAGAAATTGAACTCCAGATGATGCGCCACCCGGACACCCACGCAGTGGTGCTCCGCCGGAAGGAGAACACCCTGCGGCGCACGGTCTATAATCAGTACATTTGGGCGGCGGGGGCGCTGGGGGTAGGCGGTAAGTGGAAGGCCACGGTCTCCCCCATGGAGCTGACATACCTGCCAACGGGGCAGAAGATCATGTTTTTCGGCCTGGACGATCCGGGCAATCTGAAATCCATTAAGCTGCCCTTCGGCTATGTGGCCTATGTCCATTTTGAAGAATTGGATCAGTTTCGCGGGCCGGAGGAGGTGCGCAACGTAGAGCAGTCCCTGCTCCGCGGCGGGCCTGTCGCTATCACATTCAAGAGCTTTAACCCGCCGGCCAGCGCGGCCAACTGGGCCAACCAGTACGCCAGAGAAAGCAAGCCAGGCCAGGTGAAGCACCACAGTACCTACCTGGAGACGCCGCCGGAGTGGTTAGGTCCCCGCTTTATCGCGGATGCCGAGCACCTGAAGGAGCTACACCCCCTGGCCTACCGGAACGAATATTTGGGAGAAGTCACCGGCGGCGGGGCAAACGTGTTTGAGAATATTCAACTGCGCGCCATCACCGACGAGGAGCTGGGCCGCTTCGACCGCATCTACCGGGGGATTGACTGGGGCTATTACCCTGACCCCTGGGCCTATAACGGCATGCACTACGACGCGGCCCGTCTGACCCTCTACATCTTCGACGAGGCAGAGGCATACCGGAAGGGCAACGAGGAGACGGCCCAAATCCTTCGGGATGAGAAGGGCGTCCAGCCTCTTGACCTGCTCACCGCGGACAGCGCCGAGCCCAAGAGCGTGGCGGACTATAAGGCATTTGGCTTCTATTGTCGGGGAGCAGCCAAGCCGCCGGGCAGTGTGGAATACTCCATGAAGTGGCTGGGGCGGCTGGCGGCGATTGTGATTGACCCGGAGCGGTGCCCCAGGACGGCGAAGGAGTTCAGCGAGTACGAGTTCGAGCGGGACAAGGACGGGAACCTGATTTCCGCCTACCCGGACGCCAAAAACCACCACATCGACGCAGTGCGCTACGGGATGCAGCCGGTGTGGAAGCAAAGGGGCGAATAACGTGGATTTTCTATACTGGATGGGAAAGGCGGTGAAAGGGATGTTTCAGAGCGTACCGGCGGCGCCCGGAGAGCTCCAGATTTCGGAGAAGATGGCCAACGCAATCACTGGTTGGCTACTGGCCTTTTACCAGCGGCCGGCGTGGCTGGAGGCCGGATACCGGGTGACCAATACCCCGATCAACGTCACGGATTACATGTCCACCCTGGCCTGCAATGAGATTGCCATGAGCGCGGGGGCCTCAGCCCGTGGAACGTGGATCAATGACCAGTTGACCCGCTTCCTGCTGCCTCAGCTCAAAAACGCGGTACAGTTGGCTGGGGCAGGGGGCCGGGTGGTGGTAAAGCCCTATCCCTCCGGCCGGAATATCTACTGTGAAATCATCCCCGCCGACCGCATCTATCCCACCCGTATCAATGGGGCCGGCGTGACGGAAGCGGGATTCTTTACCGACTTTGCCGCCCTGCGGGGGCGGAAGGTGGTACGGGTGGAGGCGTGGGACCTCCAGCCGTACGGGCTGTATCTCCAGAACCGGGCTTACTGGTACAACGCCGGGGACACCCTGGGCGGAGAGCTGGCCCTGACAGATGTGCCGGAGTGGGCGGGCCTGGAGCCGGAGGTGGTCATCCGCGGTGTGGACCGCCCCCTGTTTGGTGAACTACGCATGCCGATGGCCAACACAGTGGACGAGACCAGCAAATTGCCGGTAAGCCTGTACGCCAGGGCCGTGGACACTATGGCGGAGCTGGACCGCATCTACAGCGAATTTCTGTGGGAGATCCACACAGGCAAGCGCAAGCGCATCGTGGACCGGACGGCCTTCCAGCCGGACAAGAGCGGCGGTGGGGTGCCCTTCAAGGACCAGACCACGGACCTTTACCTGTCCATGGATCTGACGGGCGATATGGGGCAGGGAGATCCCTTCCGGGACTACACCCCCGCCCTGCGGGTGGAGGAGTACCAGAAGGCCATCGACATACAGTGCCGGCTTCTTGAACGACAGACGGGTTTCTCCCCCGGCACCTTCTCTTTCGACCTCAAAAGCGGGCGTATGACAGCCACGCAGGTGGTGAGCGACGACAAGGAGACCTACAATACCACCAAGGCCATCCAGGAGAACGGGCTGCGTCAGGGGCTGCTCGATCTGATGTACGCCTATGATATATACGCCACCCTCTACGGCCTTGCGCCGGCGGGGGCATTTGACCCCTCAGTCTCCTTCGGAGATTCCATCTTTGAGGACACGGGGGTGGAGTTCGCCCGGCGTAAGGGTCTGGTGGACAGCGGATACCTCCGGCCGGAACTGCTGGTGGGCTGGTATTTCGGCGTCAGCGAACAGGAGGCCCGGGAGAAGTACATGCCGGAACCCCGCCCCATGCTGAGATTCCCGGAGGAGTGAACACATGCTGACACCCCGATACCTGGAGGGCGCGCCGGACGCTATGGTAGACCTCTACAGTGAGGTGGAGGCGGATATCCTGACCGACATGGCCCGGCGGATTGCCAGATATGATTTTTTCATTCCGGCGGCGGAGCACCAACTGCGTGTCCTGGAAGAAATGGGTGCCGAACAGGCGTACATCCTGCGCCGGCTGGCCGAACTCACCGGGCGAAGTGAGGAGGAGCTGCGCCAGCTCTTTGAGGCGTCCGGCGGGAAAGCCCTGGTCAGCGACCAGGCGGACTACCGGCGGGCGGGCCTGCAGCCTCCGGCCCTCAACACGTCCCAGGAGCTCCAGCAGGTGCTCAGCGCAGGGCTTCGGCAGACCCAGGGCCTCTTTACCAACCTGACCCGCACCACGGCGCTGGACAGCGGAGAGCGGTTTCGGGCGGTGCTGGACCGGGCGTGGCTCCAGGTGAGCACCGGCGGATTCGACGCCAATACCGCCATACGGAACGCCATTAAGGAACTGACCCGCCAAGGGCTGACGACCGTGGATTACGCTTCTGGCCGCACGCTGTCCGTGGAGGCAGCAGTGCGGAT